AAGCGTTTTAAATGTGTTTAATATGCTAAATAATAATTTATTACCAGATTTAACAGAACGCAATATTAATGAAGGTGAAAATAAATCGAATAATTATAAAGAAGTACAGGCATCCGGAATACCTTTAAGTCAGGAAGAGAGAATAAAATCAGCGGGACAAACATTTAAAAGTAGAAGAACTAAAATTGGAATTTTATCTCCTAATGAAGGAGATACTATAATAGAGGGTCGATTTTCAAATTCAATAAGATTAGGTAACAATCCAGAAACAAATTCTCCTAATATAAAAATATCAGTTAGAGAACCTTTGGATGATTTTTCTATTGATAAAGAGGATTTAAATCAAGATTCTTGTATTTTTATTACAAGTGATGAAATTTTAAATTTCAATCCAGTCGGCGTTCCTATAAGTGATGTTAATAATCCTCCGAATGAATATTCAGGAAAACAAATTTATATCACTAGCGATAGATTAATATTTAGTTCTAAATTAAATGAAATGTTATTTTTTAGTAATAAAACAATTTCTTTTGGAAGCAATGATAATTTTAGTGTTGATACTGATAAAAAAATTGTATTTAATTCTAAATCTAATTTTGAATTATCAACTGAACAAATATTAAAAACCAATTCGAAAGAAGATACAAATATAAATACGCAAAAGAAATTTATATTAAACGCAAAAGAGGAAGCAAAATTACATGCTTTGAAAGTTATGATAGGAAATATGGATGCCGACGAGCCTTTGGTTTTAGGTAAAAAATGGAAAGAAGCGATGCTGACAATAATAGATGTTTTAATGAATCACACGCATCCTACAGGAACAGGACCTTCAGGTACGATTCTTCCTCCTGAACTTAATAAATTAAATAATTTAAAACAACAAATAAATAATAATATACATTTAAGTGATGATAATTTCACTTCTAAAAAGAATTAAAAATGGCAATAAATTGGAATAAATTAGAAATAGATATAAAAAATTATTTAGAAGAAGGAAGAAAAAATACTGAGGGAAAATTACGTAATTTTAAATCGGTGGCTAAACAAATCGAATTATTCTATATAAATGAAATTAAAACTAATGCAACTGATATTTTTTTAAATCCTGTTGTGTTGTTGAATATTGGAGAAAATATCGGATTACATAAATCTTTAGAAGACGCTTTTAATGTTAGTTTTAAGAATAATAATAATTCAATATTAAATAATGCCGGTACATCTGGAGTATTACAGCATTGGGCTTCTGCACAATTTTCTCCATTAATTCCTGTTTTGCCTGTTATGGTTAAAGGAATAAATAATGTAATAGTTTTTTCAGGAAATGTTATTCCAATGCAATTAAAAGGCAATTCTGATAAGGAAGATTTTTTAGCAAAAGAAATAGTAAAATCTTTAAAACAGCATGCATCGACTATACAGGGATTATTTACAGGATTAAATTCACAGGGTAGTATTATAACAATTCCTTGGTCTGGAATCGTATAAATTTTAATATTTTTAGTATTTATATATATAAATTATTCTAGGAGTTAAAATCATGGATAAAAAGGAGTTTATTAAAATTGTAAATATTTTAATAGATAGAAAATTGAAAGAAATTTTACCTGAAATGGTTAAAAAAGAAGTTAAAAAATATATGCAAAGTGGTATAATGCCGCAAAAAACAAATACTTTGTCGCCTGTTAATAAAAAAGAATTGATTATTAGAGACAATAAAAATTTAAAAGAATCCGTTACACAGAAAAAATGGTCTAACAATGAAGTTATTAATAATATATTAAATAATACTGCTCAAAATTTGAATTTATCTTCTATTTTAGAATCAGAATTGTATCCTGAAACAGATGTTAATGACTTATATGAAAATTTATTGAAACCTGAAAATAATGATATACAAGACAATTTGTATTTTAATACAAATAATATGCCGAATATAAAAAAAGGAAATAATTCTACTGATACACTTAAAAAAGAAATGTTAGCAAGAGGTGCTGCTCCAGAAATAGCAAATATTATGATACGAGATTATAGTAATACTTTAAAACTGATGGAAAAAAGTGCATCTAAAATTAGAAATAAAAATGGAGTAAATTAAATTGAAAGCATTAGGAATGAATTATCCAATTGAAAAAGGACAACAGGGATATTTTGAGCAAACTTACGATACTTTGTTAAATGAAAAGGTTAAATTAAAAAATTTACTTAATACGATGGAAGGCGAAAGATATATGCAACCAAATTTTGGTTTAGCATTGCATAAATATTTATTTGAAAATAAAACTGAAGATTTATATAATAAAATTGAAAGTGAAATTAGAAAAAAAGTATCTTTTTGGCTTCCTAATATAATAATAGATGAAATGAATATTGATAGTGAAAATATTGATAGTAATATTATAAATGTAGTTATTAAATTTATGTTGAAAAATAATCCAACGGATTTTGATATTGTTTCTTTTAAATTTGAATTAAGAGCATAACGGAGAAATAAATGCCAATACAAAATATAAATAAAGAAGTTAGGTATTTAAATAAAGATTTTGTTTCTTTCAGAAACGCTTTAATAAATCACGCTAAAGTTTATTTTCCGGATTCTTATAATGATTTTAACGAAGCGTCTTTAGGTATGATGTTTATGGAAATGTCTTCTTATGTTGGAGATGTTTTGGCATATTATATAGATTCTAATTTAAAAGAATCCTTTATAGCATATGCAGAGGAAAGTGATAAAATAAAATATTTAGCGCAGTCTTTTGGATATAAATATAAAACTACAGTTCCTGCAACTGTTAATTTAGATGTTTATCAATTAATACCACCACTTAGCTCTAGTAATGGACAAGAAATAGATTTTAGATATGCATTAAAAATAGATGCTGGAATGATTGTACAATCAGAAACTTTTCCTAATGTATTATTCAGAACATTAGAGCCGGTTGATTTTAGCGTATATGATTCTGGTGATTTTTTAGCTACTGTTTATGAAGTTGATATATCTGGAAATCCCGTTAAATATTTGATAAAAAAGAGCGTTCCTGCAGTCGCTGGTACTATAAATACGATGACATTCACAATACAGTCAACAGAACAATTTTTAAAATTAAAAATTCCTTATAATGATGTGATTGAAGTTTTGGATGTATATGACGATAATGGAAATAGATGGTATGAGGTTGATTATTTAGCTCAAGATACGATTTTATTTGATGAAGAAAATAGTAATAGATACAATAGTAATTATTCAGGTACCGGTTCATTGGAACCACAAAGAATATTAAAAATGAAACGTGTTTCTAAAAGATTTATTACCAGACGTGATAAGGATGGAAATTTAGAATTACAATTTGGAGCAGGAGTATCCGCATATCCTGACCAAATATTAATTCCTAGTCCTTCGACTGTTAAATATAATAATAATTTTTCAGTAACTACTGATATAGCAAATAGTTATTTAAATACAAGAACTTATGGTGCAGTTCCACTACAAGGAACAGTTTTATATGTCAGATTTACTAGAGGAGGAGGAATAGAATCTAATGTTCCACAGGGAGATTTAACTATAATAAAATCAATTTCTATAAAGAATAATGAATCTGATTATAATAGTGAAAATGAATTAGCATTATTTATACAAACGAAAAATTCTGTTGCGGTGTCTAATCCTGAACCGGCGACGGGAGGAAGAGGTGCTGAAACCGACGAGGAAATCAGACAAAATGCGATTGCGTATTTTACAGCACAAGATAGAACTGTTGCAGATAAGGATTATTTAGTTAGAACTTTATCTATGCCTGCTAAATATGGAAGCGTTGCGAAAGCATATGTTGAAAAGGATTTAAAAAATTATAATATAAATATTTATACTTTAGGATATGATTCTAATTATAAATTAACTAAATTAAATGTTGCTGTAAAAAGAAACTTACAAACTTATTTGTCAAATTACAAAGATTTAACTACCGGAGTAAATATAAAGGATGCTTTTATAATTAATATTGGAGTGAGATTTTCGATAATAGCATTATCTAAATATAATAAAAATGAAGTTTTATTAAATTGTATTAAGCAAATACAAAGATTTTTTAATATAGATTTTTGGCAAATAGGACAACCAATTGTATTACGTGATTTGTATGAATTGCTCGATAGGGTTGAAGGTGTTAGAACCGTATCTGATATAGAAATAATAAATAAATTTAATCCAGCAGAAGGATATTCAAATAATTATTATCATATACCTTCCGCTACAATAGATGGAATTATTTATACAAGCGAAGACCCGTCGATATTTGAACTGAAGTATCCTAATGTGGACATCGAAGGATTTGCAAAATAAAAGGAGCAACCGATGCATAATATAATTTTTCCTTCAAAAGATTCTACCATATATTCTAAATATCCTGATATTAATACAGGATTGGACGAAATATTGGAAATTAATAAAGAGATTACATCTTCTTTAAGTTCATCAATTGATAATAGCAGAATTTTATTGAAATTCGATTTATCAAATTTAAATAGTGCATCGTATGAATCTGCATCGGTAGTTTATTTAAATTTATATACTTGTATCAGTAGAAGAATTCCTATTGAATATACCTTGGTTGCAAATCCTATCACACAATATTGGGAAATGGGAACTGGAAATTTTACTGATAAAAAAACAAAAACAGGAGTAAGTTGGAATAAAAGAACTACTGTAGATAATTGGATTTTACCAGGAGGAGATTACAATGCATCTATAATAGCAAGTCAATCTTTTAATTATGAACCAACTGATGTTAGAATGAATATTACCAATATATTTAATTATTGGAAATCAAATCAAAATCATGGAATAATAGTCAAAAGACCTGATATAGATGAAACGAGTTCTGTTAACTATGGACATTTAAGTTTTTATTCGATGAATACCCACACCGTGTATTTACCAACTTTGGAAGTTTTATATGATGACCATATTTATAATACCTCAAGTTTAGACAGCGGAAGTAAAATATCTGGAAGTATAAATATACATTTAAAAAATGTAATGCCTACTTATAAATATAATGAAACGGTTAGGTTTGAATTTTTAATAAAAAAATCATATGAACCTAAAACATTTTACGAGACGCTTGTTTTAGATAAAATATATTATTTAGATGATAATACTTTATTTTATTCGATAAAAGATGCTTATACTAATAGAGTAATAATTCCATTCTCTGAATATACTAAGGTTAGTTTGAATTCAAATGGCTATTTTTTTGATGTTATTTTATCAGGATTTATGCCTGAAAAATTTTATAAAATAGATTTTAAATATATAGATTCCGGTGCAGTTAGATATATAGAAACTACAAATCAATTTAAGGTAATTAAATGATTAATATAAGTTCGAGTTTAAAGGAATACGATTTATTAGATATAAGAAAATTATTTGATTTAAGAATATCAGAATTGTCTAATGATGGTGTTTATGATTTTCTTTCATATCCTTCATATACTATGCAATCTCCTTATACTTCTGGACCTTTTTGGAAAGGAGATATGATGATAATAAAATGGAATTATAATGAGCCGTTAAATGATTTAATTCCATTTACAGATATATATTTAATGAGTGGAAATGATAAAAAAATATTGTTGTTTGAAAAAATTCCTACTAAATATAAAAATGTATCATGGATTATAGATAAAAATTTAAATGAGAATGAAAAATATTATATCAGAGTAGAAACTAAATTTGATAATGAAATAATATACAGTGATAGTAAAGAATTTACAGTTAAATCAAGAAAACTTTTTATTACAAGTAGGCCACCTAAAGAGCCAATAGTTGCGAATAGGGGAGAAAAATACACATTACAATGGAACGGAGAAGGTATAGGTGATGTATTTAGAATAGAATTGTTGTATGCTAATGTAAATAAATCAATATATTTAGATTCTATGATAGGAACTTTAGTAAAAAATCCAGACAGTAGTTTAGAAATTATTAAAAATGAAAACGAAGATTCTTTTGCTTTGAATAAAGGTTATAATATAATTAAAGTTATTGAAGATAAATATTATACTAGTGATAATACTTATGTTTATACAGTTGATGCAATAGATAATTATTCTATAGATAAAATACGACTTAGAGTAATTGATTTGAAAAATTCTATTGATGCTATTTCAAATGATATTGATGTTATGATACCTTATATATCCATAGTTTCGATTGGA